CAATTTCGGGACAATTAGAGGTTACATCGCCATGCCAGCTCTACCCAATCAAAGGCAAGAAAGATTTGCTCAAGAGCTTGTAAAAGGCAATCCTCCATACAAAGCTTATGAAGAAGCAGGATATACTAAACACAGAGGCAACTGTTATCGCATGAGAGACAATGAGCGAGTTAAGGAAAGGATCACAGAGCTTCAGGATGAAGTGTTGTTTGATCTGAGAATTGACTTGGAAGAGCTCACGAATATGTGGCTGAATGATAGAAAATCAGCAAGAGAAGCTGGTCAGTTTGGAACTGCAAAGGCTTGCGTGGATAGTATTGCGAAGGCTCACGGTTATATGATTGACCGCAAGGAGATTGGTTCCGTTGGAGAGTTCGACCAGTTATCGACAGAAGAGCTTATCGAGAGAACAAGAGCGATTGCGCTTGAGCTTGTTGAAGATGAACGCGGAGCTTTCGTTCCGTCAGGAGCGGGAGAGGCTACAGAGTGATTTCTCTGCGTTCGTTCGATCTGCTTGGGAGATTGTAGAGCCTAATCCCTTGGTTTGGGGTTGGCACATGCAGGCGATCTGTATGCATCTCGAGGCTGTTCGTGATGGCGAAGTCAGCCGCCTGTTGATGAATGTGCCGCCTGGTATGTCGAAGTCGATGCTGACCTCTGTTATGTGGCCAGCCTTTTGTTGGACAACGCAGCCTCACTTGAGGTTCTTGTGCTGCTCTCACAGTCTGGACTTGGCACTGAGAGACAGTGTTCGTTGCCGACGCTTGTTGCAGAGCGACTGGTATCAGAAACGATGGCCGATACAGTTGGTTGGCGACCAGAACGCTAAGGCCAAGTTTGAGACCACTTCTAATGGCTTTAGGCAGGCCGTGGCTGCGGGTTCAGTGACTGGTGCTAGAGCAGATCACTTTATCATCGACGACCCTCACAGCGTCGAATCTGCGGCCTCTGAGCAGATGCGTAAAACGACTGCTGACTGGTTTCTTGAGGCTGTCCCAACACGTATGAATAACCCTGCTGCTGTTTATGATGACGAGGGCAATGTTATCAAGCCAGCAAGCAGTATTGTTATCATCATGCAGCGTCTTCATGAGGACGACGTGTCTGGATTGTGTTTGTCTCGCAACCTTGGCTATACGCATCTGATGTTGCCGATGGAGTTCGAGGCTAACCGCAAATGTGTGACGCAGATCGGTGATTACGTATTCGAGGATCAGAGAAGCGAGGATGGAGAGCTTTTATTTGAGGAGCGTTTCCCTCGAGAGGTTGTAGAGCGAGACAAGAGGGTGCTTGGTCCGTTTGCTTATTCGGGCCAGATGCAGCAGCGTCCTGCTCCAGCTGGTGGCGGCATCATCAAGCGGGAGTATTGGCAACTGTGGGATGACGCAGAGGCTCTTGCCCAAGGCGTTAATGATGCCTCGGCCTATCCACCGATGAGCTACATTCTGATTAGTGCAGACACGGCATACACGACCCGTCAAGAGAACGACGCCAGCTACATCACTGTGTGGGGATGTTGGGACAGAGGCGGTGCGTCTGCCAAGGCGTTCCTGAGTCGGGAGGGCGTGAAGCTTGAGCTGGTGGACAGCCGCGACACGATCCCCTGCGTCATGCTGATGTGGGCTAAAGAGCTCAGGGTGCCTATGCATGGCGAGACCATCGAGAGGCTATCCGGTGAGCCTCTAAAGGCGTTTGAAGAGCGTCAGAGAAGACACTGGGGGATTGTGCAGTGGATTGCTCATGCTGCCAAGACGTATAACGCAGACAAGATACTGATTGAGTCCAAGGCGAACGGCATCACTGTCGCTGACGAGATCAAGCGGCTATACAAGGCCGCCAGTTGGGATGTCGAGCTCGTGAACCCAGGATCCGTTGACAAGGTTGCTCGCGTGTATGCCGTCCAGTCGGTGTTCACCAACAGCCAGATCTGGTGTCCAGACAAGAGCTGGGCAGATCACCTGATGACGCAGTTCGAGAGCTTCCCCAAGGCCAAGCACGACGACGGCGTTGACAGCACGACGCAGGCAATCCGGTGGCTGCGCGACCGCAAGTTCCTCGAGCGGCAGGAAGAGATCGCCGCCAGTATCAATCTCAGCGCGGCGTGGAAACCCAAGACCAAGGCAGTCTACGACGTTTAGTAGAGAGTTGTTGCGGCTGGAAGTTTTCAAAACGACCCCCATACCCCCCCCCGCAGCGGGATCGAGGGAGATAAAAATCCCCTATCCCACCACCCCCAAAATTTTCAAATTTGACACAATTTGAGACAATATATCCTATTACCGTCTCATAATTATCCCACTTGACACAATATCGGGACAGGTATAGGACAGTTACGGGACGTTATTGAGATAATTTGTCTCATTAGATTGGGATAGTAATGATTAGATACAAGGAAGTTAAGGAAGAGACATGCAAGTTGACATCATCTGCCAGTGGTGCAGAGGAACAAAGTTTCGAGTTACCAGTCTCCCTCATAGAATACTTTTGGAGTGCTCTATCTGCCGAGCAAGAACAAGTAGGCAGCACCTTGGATGGGTTACAACCTCGTCTGGGCAAGCCGCTGAAGGGACGGGAGCATTTAACACTGACAGCTCAAAAGCCGTGGGCGAAGGATGGCCTATCTCGGAGCACGTGGTATCGCCGCAGGAAAAGACTGGGCCTGTCTTAGAAGTTAAGATTACACCGCAGAGCCAGATATGGGAATTGGAGCTTAGTATGAGGGCTGACAATTGCCTAAGGGAAGAAAAGATAGAGACGGTTGGCGACCTTTTGAAATACTCGGAGGCAAACCTTCTGCGTATTCCAAGGTTGGGATTGAAGACGATAAAAGAGATACGGGATGTTTTGAGAGCAAACGGGTTGTTTCTGTCAGAGCAAGGCATCCCCTTCGACTGGCAGCCATGTTTTTTATATTGGTCGCGGGTAAACTCTGGATCATCTCAAGAAAATTCAGACACGGAACCGGTGGAGATGGCGAGTGAGTGAGATTTTAATTGGCGACACAAGAGAGTTGCTAAAGGCACTTCCGTCAGATCATTACGACTGCGTTGTCACCAGCCCTCCTTATTGGGGATTGAGGGACTATGGCGTTGATGGGCAGCTAGGTCTTGAGCCGACGATGCAGGGCTATCTGGATACGATGGTCGGCGTGTGCCGTGAGTTGCGCCGAGTGCTGAAGCCAGAGGGGACGTTTTGGTTGAACATTGGGGATAGTTATGCGGCACCACCAGTTGGTCGTTTCAATGGTGGGGGGGTTAAAGATACTTCCGCTAAAAATGGAACTAGAGATTTAAGTGGAGTGGCTACAAGCGGCATAGCTAATAAGCTAAAAGGTTCTGGACTAAAACATAAAGACCTTTGCATGATTCCCAACCGCCTAGTAATCCTGCTTCAAGAGGATGGCTGGTATGTCAGGTCTGAAATCATCTGGGCTAAACCCAACCCAATGCCTGAGAGTGTGAGAGACAGGCCGACATCAGCACATGAGAAAGTTTGGTTGCTAACTAAAAGTCCGAAGTATTTCTATGATGCGGATGCGATAAAAGAAGACGGTGTTATCCCTGCTGGCACTAAAGGGGCTAAGGGCAGCGCGGAAAGATATAACACTGAAGGCGTCAATTCAAGGCCACCAGAGTATAAGATCTATGATGGCAAGCGGAACGTCAGGAACGTCTGGTCTATATCCCCAAAACCATTTCGCGGAGCTCACTTTGCCACCATGCCGTCAGAGCTTGCGGAGCGATGCATAAAGGCCGGATGCCCTGAGGGTGGGCACGTGCTTGATCCATTTGGTGGAGCAGGAACCACAGGATTAGTCGCGAATAGATTGGGTAGACAATACACGCTACTTGAATTAAACGAAGAATATGCCATGATGGCAACAAAACGTATACACGAGGAAGCACCTTTGCTGGAGGGCGTATGACTGTAAAAGAGTTGGCGGGAGAATTAAGAAAAACCCCCGCGAATATGTTGGGCACAGAACTAGAGCAGCATTACTGGGACTGCCAAAAAGCGGCTGACATGCTTTTAAAGCTTAACCAGCAACTGGAGGATCTTCGCAAGTCGCACGACCGCAGCGAGGAAAAGTCTGAACGTAACGAGCGTATATACCAGAGGCGAAAGTCAGGAGAGAAAGTCCGAGACCTTGCCATAGAGTATGGCGTGACACCGCCAGCAATATCCAAAATCTATTACCGCATAAAAGAATTTCGCCGTAGGGAGGCTCTTAAGAAATGACCGACGTTGCTTTGATCCTAGAACAGCTAAAAAGCTGGAAGAACGGTTACCTGCCCCCGTCTGCGGCAATCCTTATGGGAGAGGCTCACGACCTTATCGAAGAGCAATCCCAACAGATTGCAGACCTAAAAGATTCACTGAATAGCGCCCTCTCACGTTTGGAAGAGAAGTGTTCGTTTCCAAAACGTAAAGCAGACCCACAATGGTGAGGCCATTATTTGAAACACAGGGTGATCTCGCCAAGGAGAGGGCTGTCATTGAAAGAGTAGTTGGCGACAAGTTTGAAGTTCGCAAACTGCCTATCAAGTATCAGGCTGACTTTGGATTATTTGAAAACTCAACAGGTAACCTAAAGCGGTGGGTAGAGGTTAGATGCAGAACGACGGCCAGTCACGCATACCCAACACTGATTGTTAGTCTAGACAAGATTATGGCTGCTGAAAACCTTGTGAGGTCTACGGGCATCCCGTTCGTATTTATGTGCGAGTGGACGGATACAACCGGCACGGTGAGAATAAACAAGGCAAGCGACTACGATATTAAGTGGGGTGGACGCAATGAACTCAGAGATTGGCAGGATGTCGAGCCTGTATGCCACATACCAATCTCTCACTTTAAAATGATTAACAATGAGAGACAACATGATTAGCGACAAAGACAGAGTAAAGCTCCTTCAGGAAATGGTCTTGCGATATCAAGAGGAGGTTGAGCAACTCCACAAGGAAATGGCTGAACTATACGCTCAGATTGAGAAGCAGAAAGACCGCATACAAGAGTTGGAAGACATGCGGAGGATGCACTGATGAAGTTTAGAGTTTTTGATCCCTACAAAGAGGTAAGCGATAAAAAGGCCAAGGAAAGATTTGAGGAGCGGAAAGCTGCTAAAGAGGGGCTTAAAAGGATACAAGACAACCTACACAAAGACCCCCTCAAGAAAGCCTTTAATGCCCTAAAGGGTCATCAGGGTAGAAATAAATCCCTTGGCAACGTGAAGGTTACGCTGCCTAAGCTAAAGTTCCTCGATAATGAATGAAGACTTAGCACCCAAAGATAAAGACCCTATTGCAGAGCTAATTAAAGAAGTTAAGAAGCTACGCAAAAAAATAAAGAAACTGAAACACACGATAAGGAGAAAGAAATGACGACAATCGATAATAAAGTAAACAAAGATATTTACCGCAAGATCGGTATTATGTTGAACGAAAATGTTATGAACAATCCCCAACATGCTACTCTCCAGAACATAAATGTTCTGTGCTTACTTCTGGGGGCGTATATGTGCATGATGGAAAAGGATAAAAAAGAAGAAGTAATAAATCAATTAAACAGCATAGCAAATCAGAAAAATCTTAAAGAAATGATGATGAAAGAACGCAGGATGAAAAGCAATTAGGATTAATGACATGCAGAAAAACAAAAGACGATTATCTGACATGGCAATATATCCAGAAGATATCAAACCGACAAAGAAGAAGAAGAAAAAGAAAGAAAAGGAAGACGCTTTATGGGATTTAATGTGTATGAATAAATTTATTGCATTCAAGAAAATGCTGCTTTTTGACGAGCAGTCTAAGCCTGTAGAAGAACAAGACGAAATGAGAATTAAATATTTAACCATCAGCATAAATTGGCTAATGAAAGAATATAACGAAATGGTGGGGAAATGACTGACGAACATGTTAAGCACCTTGAACGCATGCTAAAGGAAAAAGAACGGCAGCTGGCGGCTACGCGTAATGCAATTGAAATATACGCTAAAGAAAAGCAAGACCTGCGCCAATGTTTAGAATGGTTTGTATCTGACAGACGTGAAATGTCTTTAGAGAAAGCGATTAAATCATCAAAGGCCGTATTGAGAGGTAAAGGCTTATGACTGACTATTCAGAACTTATACTCCTACTTCGCCAAACAAGGGCGTCGCTGCTGGGGACTTTTGACGAAGATATATATGTTAATTGTCAGGAAGCCGCCCATGTTATTGAAACGCAAGCAAAGCGTATAGCAGATTTGCAAAAAGTATTAAGCAAAGCTGATGAAAAAATGGAACGACTTGAGCAATATATGGATAGGATTCAGAACTTAATTGCGTTCTTCCATGCCGACATACAGGTTGCGATTTGTAAGGATAAGAAATGACTGAATGGAAGGGAACAATAAAGGGCACTGAGGATACATACCCTCATCTTTCTTCTGTAAGAGATAGGTTTAAAGAAAACGATGATATTGTTCATGCAGCCATTTGTGACGCGGCATTATCACTAATTAGTGAACAATCATTGGAAATACACAGGCTGCGTGAGTCGATGAGAATTTTGTCGTATCTAGACCCAAGTATAAAAAACTACGTCGACAATCCGTGGGCTGTGGCTCATCAGGTTCGTGAGCATGTTAGGGGTCGGATTGCTGAACTAGAAACAGCGTTAAATCCGTTTGCTTTATCAGCAAACGAATATGATAATCCGTGTTTTCCATACCATGATAGTAGCTTGCAGACAGGTCTTCCTGTTGGGTGGTTGCGCCAAGCTCGTAAGGTATTGGGAGAGAAGTAATGAGTAATATTATAGATTTTGACGAAGTAAGAGTAAGAAAATATCTTATTGACGCTTTATACAGCTTCAAAAGAAATTTTCCTGATAGCGATTATCAACGTGGATATTTAGCGGCTTTATGCGCTGTTTATCGTGAGGCATTAAACGGGGGTTCCGACGAGCTTTTAGTATTTTGTAGGACGTTATCGGAGTTAAGCGATGAGTGATTTTATTGAGCAGCTTATTGAAGCTATCGAATATATTGGAATACTACCTTCTGTTTTTTTTGTGACGATATGGCTTGCCACAATCCGATTTATTATTTGGGGGTGCTGAAAAAATGACTGACTATTCAGATCTTGTTCAGCGATTGCGTGACTATCCAGTATGGACTGGTGACTGCCACGACGCGGCAGACGCTATTGAGGAGCAAGTAAAACGCATTGCGGATTTAGAACATCAACTGAGAGTCGAGTGTGACGCATATCTCTGGAACCGCAAACGTATGTCGAGACGTATTGCGTTTTTAGAATATTGGATGGAGAAATTGTTTAAATTTTGCAGTTCTCCCGAAGCCCAACGCAATCATCTGACAATGGCGACAGAGATTCCTGACTATTTAATTATGGAAGGTGAGGATATTCTGCAACATCTTGAGGAAAGATCGGATTTGGAGAAAGTTGATGGGATTATTTAATGGACCACCAGTAACCGACGCACAGAGAGACCTAGTGGCAATGACAGATGCACGAACCAGAGAATGGTATCTGGAAGCTAAAATTGCAATGTTGAATATGCGTATTGCTGAGTTGCAACAAATAGTAGCACGAATTGTAGAACACAACGACATAGACAGCCAAATTCCTGAGTATAAAAGATGGGAAATATTAGTGGCTGATGCTCGTAAAGTAATAGAAGATAATGTGGCAGATTGGGAGGCGGCATGTCGCGATTTAGGAGAGAAGTGATGGCTGGCAACTATGCAACTGACGAACAAATTGACGCCTTAGAAGAAGAAGTATCGGAATTATTAGCCCGCATTGCTGAATTAGGGGTAGCATTAAAACCGTTTGCTGACGCCAGCGACCTTCATCTTGGCAGCGAGGATATGTCGATAGCGTTTGGCATAACTATTAAAGACCTACGCCAAGCCCGTAAGGTATTGGGAGAGAAGGAATGATATTTCCCTATCGGGAATAACATGGGTAAAACTAACCCATAAAGGTAATATTTTACTGAGCGGTAAATATCACAAATCCCGCATAAATAAAGATTATGTCAAATCTCACATACGGCAAAATGCCGTATTATAAAACAAACTGAGCTATGAGAAACAGTTCTATAAATCAGACCGCAGTTTGTGCGTAGAATATTGGTGCTAAAATCCGCAAATGATGCCGAGTAACGACAATATAAAGTGTCGCCTTTCTACTACAAATGTCTCATATATGGATCACGAAGGCTACTAAAGAACCAAATTTGATACGGAGAGAACGATGGCTGATATAATAACTAGACTAAGAACAGAGGGGTCATATGATGGAGTTTTTAATGCCCCTAAAATACAAATAGAGGCAGCAGAAAAGATTGAAGAACAGTTAATAATGATGGAAACACTAATAACTTTTTTAACCATTAAAGCTGAAAAAATTAATAAATTAGAATCAGCGATAGATAAAGCGGCTGAATTGGCATACGAACACTGGCATAGTTGGCCAGCGGATGAAATTAAAGCTGCTATTTTAGAGTTAAAAAAATGACAGATATTACAAAGTTAATCCGATCTATCCCTATCTGGAAGTTTCCAGTAGACGAAAAGATAGACGGTGAGCTTTGGTATAACTGGAACGAGATATTATCGGATGCTGCCGACGAGATATCTATGCTTAGAGATATTCTGACGGATGATCAGTATAAGAAAGTATACGGCAAAAAGAGAAAGAAAAAAGAATGATAGACGCGACTTGGCTATTTATAAGCTTTGTAACGGGTGCATTCTTTGGCCTGCTGCTAAAGCTATATTTTGATGAAATGAATGACAGAGAATAGCTAAAATATAGAGGGAAAAATGATTAATCCAATCACATCTAAGGGTGTTTACGATATATCTGGAAATATATCTGGAAATGTTGAAAGAGCTGCTGATTCCATTTCTGAAACAAGCCAAGAGAAAGCATTTAAAGAGGGTTGGAACAAGGCAATAGAGTCGGCAGCGATGACAGCCAAGCAGTGGGGACCGCCAAAATGGTCATGGAGCGAAAGCTCGCTTATTTATAATGACGCTTGCGATGAAATATCAGAGGCCATTAAAGGATTGAAAAGATAATGGGTATAGACATTTCTGGATTTACCCCAGTTTTTAACGAGGCTAGGAAGGAAGTCGGCATGTCTTATGATAATTTCCGATCAGATCCTGCCTTTCATTTCCTTAGGCCAGTCAGAGAGCAAGTATACGCAGTTGATCACGAGGCATTAAAGATAGCATTAGACACAAATGTTGAGTTGGCTCTTAAATATTTAAGATTGAAAAAACCTAATTTTGGATATGAAGGGATGGAGTATCACCCACTTGATATGATTGATTGCCGTCACATTATGATGAGCACAGTATTGTTCGACCACCTACCAAACGCCAACAGAGTTATTGAAATTGGTGGTGGGTTTGGCAATTGGGCTAGGTTAAACATTAAAATTCATGGGATTAGAACATGGTCTATTATAGATTTGGATTTTGTTCTTAACTTACAGAGGTGGTATTTAGAAAAAACTCTAAGTCCAGAAGAATTTTATAAAGTTTATTTTACAGACATAGATGAAATAAAAGAAATTATTCCGCTTTGGGATGATACGGCTGATGTTGCCATATGCTCGCATAGCTTAAGTGAGGTAAGCTTAGAATATTTTATGGGATATTTACCGTTATTGAAGAATATTCCTTATATATTTTACGCTAGGCATCAGCATTACCCAAATCCAGATCTTTCAAAACAGAAATTAGATATTTTATTGGAGCATTTTAACATTACAAAGAACATTACCCACGAAAACGGGTTAGTAGACAACTTTATCCTGAAAAGAAAATAAAATGATCCCAATTAAAGTTATTGCGGTGTCTCTTTTTGCGTGTTTATTTGGGTCAATATTAACAATTTGGGAGATATTGAAGTGAGTAGAATATCCGATGCAATCACGGCTGCTGCCAAGGAATATGACATCCCTAGAGACCAGATTTTTGGGCTGAAAAGAGTAGGGACTAAAAAGGATATCCGCGTTTGTGCGGCTCGGTGGCGTGTAATCTATACACTCAGGAGCATGGAGAAGCCGTTGACCTATCCCCAAATTGGCAAAGTATTAAACTTAGACCATACAACTTGTATTAATGCATATAAAAAGATGAAAGAAACAAACGGAACCTATTTTGACAATCAATTAAATAACCTTAATAAGGGAACAATAAGGCTGCATAGAAATAGAAAGAAAAAATGGATACTTGCTGCGTTAAAACAACAATTTGATAAGGGAATATTTATAAAAGTTTGATTTCGGAAGGAGTTTTAACATGATTACAAGGGAAGCGTTGCTAGACAAAATGTCTCAACAAATATCAGATGAATTAAGTGTCCCGAATAGCCCAATTATCACGAAGGCGTCACAAGTAGCATTTAGGGTAGTCGCCTTAAATGTGATTCTACCTCTACTAGATGTGCTAGAGTTTGATGCCAAGCCTGTATTTCGTGAGGTTACCATTAACCAAGTACGAGATTTGCTTACTGAACCGGAAACCCCACAACTCGACAGGGAAGAAAGGTTGAAATCTATGGAGGTATTAAATGACTTTTGATAACTTCTTTATGATTATCCTCTTCATGCAGTTCTCAGTCGGCATTATTATCTCGGCGTGGGCTCTGACTATATTAAATAAGCGCGATCAAAACTAAGGATTAAGTTATATGTCTAACCCGTTGTTTATTCCTGCCTATTGGCCGCTGTTTAAAACTCACGAACTGCGTCGTTTTGACTACTCAGCCCCAGACGCACCGAGTTTTACCAGTGTTTTTAGCTATGATGTTGGCTCCGACTCAATGTTATATAACAATTACGGGGCGGACTTATCGTGGCTTAACAAGTGGTATTACCAATACCGCACCGGATTTGGAATAGCCGAGTGGCGTGATGACTATCCTAACAATAAAAAGGTAGTTTTAAGCCCTCCGATTGGGTGGGGAGAGTTTCAAGCCATTGGATCGGTATATCGAAATCAGCCAAAGTTTGATTTCTTTAAATCCTCCCCTCCAGCAACGGGCTCTGGCGAGCAAATTGTTAGTTTTGAGCAGCTTCTTACCTCATATACGGCTGCTGGCGTTACGTATGACAACGTTTTGGTGTTTTCGTATCTGCAATCGTGGAACGGAAAGCCAGCTAGTGGAGCTCGTTACTGGATGCAGCTAGGTTTAGGACCGGTCGCTACGCAGTTTTTGACGCAAGATGCCAAAGATCCAACCAAGATTACCGAGACGGTGGTTTGGGAAGCTAAAGTAACAAGGGTAAATGCGTGACAATAGAAGAAGCCATAGACGTTTGGTTCTTTACAGGGTTAATAATATTTTCTATCGCCGTCATATGGGTGTTACTGAATGCTGATTAAGGTTCTAGCCTTCATTGGTGCCTACGTGGTTATAAAGAAAGTTGTAAAACTTCTTTATGGTTTTCTCTTTGAGAACAAGCATCAGACAAAATACAAGAGGCATTGGCTGGACGATGATTGATATACTTACCAGAATTAAAACAAAGCTTGGCAGAAGATCTTTTCTAAACCCATATGAAGATTTATTAACAGACGCCAAGGATGAAATTATTGTTTTGCGGCGATCATTGAGAGAAGTGGTTGAGAAGGCTGCTAAAATAGTAGAAGAATACGAAGTTTATGACCCATATATCGTAGGCAAAATGAAAATTAAGGCCAGACGCGAGGAAATTGCCGCTCAAATCAGAGCGTTAGGTGCAGATTCTTCTAATTGATAACACGACTTGATTTTATTCAGTAAATTTAGTAGGATAATGCAGATTGCACAATTGTGAGATATATTCCCCATGCACAATCTTGCGGATATAGAAGCTCGTTGTGACGAGATCAAAGTCCGTATAAATCAAATACTTAAAGAAATAAGCAAAGGCCCTGTTGAGGGCCAAAATGACGTGTGGACTTCTCTTACAGAAGAGATGGTTTGTCTTATAGTCGAAGCTAAAGCATTAGACAGTAGTTTAATCAATGCTAGAGAAACAGCGGCACATCTTTTAATGTGTCCTTGTTCCGGCCCACATTAATTTTGTATCATTACAACATCTTACGGCTCTTTAATAGCACTATTAAAATAGTGTGTCAAGGAATAAAATATGGAAGATCCTCGCCACCTCCGACTGCCTGAGCCAGAAGCTCCAGAGGCGGAAAAGGGAGAAACAATAGACCTAGGTGACTTAGATCTTATCAAGAAAAAGCCCGACGCTATTGTTGTTGACCTCCCAGACGGTGCTGTCACCATCAATTTCGGAGGATTATCTCTACCCAATGATGAAGAGGCGAGTGACCACGACGCTAACTTGGCTATGTATGTGGGTAGCGGCGTTCTCAGTGGCGTTTCAGATGAATTGCTAAGGCTTATACAGGACGACATCACCCGCCAAGAACAACGGTTGCAAGACGTCGTGAGAGGTATTGACCTCTTAGGCATTAAGCTCGAAGAGCCAAGGTCTGAACCAAATGACGAAGGCATATCGGTTGTTAGGCACCCTCTCTTACTTGAATCCGTTCTTAGGTTCCAAGCGAACGCTCGTGGAGAGATGCTCCCCGCAGACGGTCCGGTTAAGGTTTCGAATGAGGGTGATGGCACGCAGCAATTGGACGAAGAAGCGGATCAACTCGAGCAAGACTTCAACCATTACCTCACGGTCGGTGCTCCTGAGTATTACCCCGATACGGATCGGATGTTCTTCTCACTGGGACATGGCGGAGAGGCTTATAAAAAAGTATATTGGCATCCACTCAAAAGACGTCCTGTCTCAGAAACGATTGATCGTAAGGACATTATACTCTCAGACGGTGCGGTATCACTTGAGGCTTGTGGCCGGATCACGCATCGCTCAAGAATGCGTCCAAGCATCGTCAAGCAAATGCAGCTCGCGGGTGCGTGGCGGGATATCGCGTTAAGTAATGGCGTTACGATGCCCGACCTTAATGTTGTTGATCGCAAGCTAGACGATATTGCAGGCTTAATGCCTAAGATGAATATCGGCCTAGAGGATAGTGACCGAGAGATATACGAGTGTTATTGTGAACTTGATCTTAATGGTTTTGAGCACACAGAAGACGGCGAGAAAACGGGCCTACCGCTTCCATACAGAGTAACGATTGATAAGGATAGCCGCCAGATCCTTGAGATAAGACGCTGGTGGGCAGAGGGGGATAAAAGCTATGTCCGCCAAGAAGTCTTTGTTGAATACGTTTTCGTGCCAGCTTTCCCTGGGGTTAATCTTGGGTTGCTTCATATTCTGGGAAACGCTAGTCGCGCTCTTACTGCGGCTTGGCGAATTGCTCTTGATAATGGCATGTTGGCTAATTTCCCAGGCGGCATTATGGCTCGATCCACAGGTAAGCAACAGACGACCAGCATCCGAGTTGGCCCAGGCCAGGTTGCGCCTATGGATGTTGATGGCGTCCCGCTTAACCAAGCGTTTATGCCCCTCCCCTACAGAGATGTAACAAGCGGGTTTATGAGCATCATTCAAGACGTAGAGCAAACATCTCAACGTCTGGCAGGAACCGCAGAGACGGCTGTCGGAGAGGGGCGTAGTGACGCTCCGGTAGGTACGACGATAGCTCTTATTGACCAAGCCCAAAAAGTTATTAACGCCGTCCACAAGCGTATGCACTCTGCCCAGCAAAAAGAGTTCAGCCTATTAAAAGATCTTTTCCGCCGAGACCCAGAGGCTATTTGGCGTAACAATAAAAATCCAAATTTCGAGGGTGATAAGCAGAACCTTCTAGCAGCATTGAATAATAACGACATTGTTCCAAAGGCGGACCCTAACACGGCAAGCCAGTCAATGCGTATTCAAAAAGCCATAGCTATCTATACACTTGCACAGCAAAATCCATCTGCATTTAATGAGAAAGCTGTATACACCAAAATATTCTCAATGATTGGCATAGACGACGCTCAATATCTATTTAATGAATCTCAGCCAGCTCCTCCACAGCCAGATCCGGTCCAAGAAATAAACGCTCAGGCTCAGATGGTTGCGGCTCAAGCCAAGATGATGGATGCTCAAACCAAGGCTCAGACAGCCCAAGTGGAAAGCGGCATTAAGGCTGCTGGAATTAAAACCAAAAACCTTGAAGCTATGACGAAGCAGCAAGCTGCGCAAACAGATGCGCAACTGAGTGCTATGGACCAGCAAAATAAACTTCGCCTAGAGCACATGAAGTTGCAGCAGTCGTCGATTGTTCACGGAGACAAAGCAAGACAGGCTGACCGCCACAAGGCTGCGGAAATTAGTGCCAAAGAACGCATGAAGGCTAACGACCACATGCATCAGCTTAATCATCAAGAAAGACAGAATGCCCACGAAAACAATATGAACGGTTTAGATTTGATGGCCGCCGTACGTGAGCATAACGCTAACTTGAATGAAGCTCGGCGCGAGCAAGAAACGCAGATTATCCATGACAGAAATCAAGAGTCTGCTCATAGGCAAAATGAATTAGAAATGGAAAAGATGCGTATCAACCGCGATATTTTAGATCGCTTGATGGCAGCTCCAAAGGGTGAGTCAGAGAGATGACCAAGGGCTTTATAAAAAAAGCACTTCATATATCTCTTCACGCCCCTAAGAAGCCACGCGCACTCAAACTCCTTAAACTCGCAACACCCGCTGATCTTCCGCAGATGAACGAGAAGATCAAAGAGGCACCATTTGCAGCTGGATGGAGACATAATTTTGACGATGGTGGGTTTATTCCTACACCTCCACGTCGCCCAGTAGAGCTATCAGGTGACGATGCATCACGTGCATTTCCCGCTATATGGAAGAATGTTAATCCTATTGTAAAATACAATATGGGTCGTCAGGGTGGTTATGCTGAGACATACCCACCAAGAGAGACAGGCGACCCTAAAAACCCAAAATCAATACGACCTAAAGAGTTTGGTAAAGCTGGCCCGAATGCACGTACGGGTATTGAGGTATATCGCCCAGAAATGACTGGATCGGATTTGGCATTAGAACTTTTACATGCTGATCCAAGAGCTATCTCTACGCGAAATACACTTCTACCAACAATGTCTCCAGAGCAATTGGCTGAGTTGCGTAATAGAAATGATTATAAATATTCTATTGAGGAAAAATTACCTCAGAAAAAAGCCTATGAAAATGCAATGGATGCTGCGGCAAGATCATATTTAGCAAACAAACGAGACCTCCCTCATAATCAAGGCCCCGCAAGAGATATTGATTACATGAATTACACTGATGAGCAAAAGAAGCATCTAGATAATCTATATAATTACATGATGACGGGTGAATATGCTCGCGGTGGAGAGGTGTGGGATAAACCAAGACCAAAAGATTTAGGGAAGCCACACCATCTATCTTCAAAACAAAAAGCAAGCGCCAAGGCGGCTGCAAAAGCTGCGGGAAGACCGTATCCAAACCTTATTGATAACATGCGGGCTGCTAGAGAAGATGGAGGGTCCGTATATAACGCGTTAAGATTAGCAAATAACATTAATAGAAAAAATGGCGGACATGCTCCATACGGGGTTATAGATTATGGGGATAAAATTATTATTGGGTCTCCTCATGGCGATCCTATAGAACTGTCCGACGACATAAAGAAAAGAGTTAAAGAAATCGCATCTAAGCACGGAGCTTGGTATGAAGGTGATGGAAAAGATAATTCTGCTAATCATTCATTGTTTGGAGATAAAAAGGTATATAAAGGTTCTTGGGATGATGCTTCTGCACAAAATATAAGAGGTTATCCAACGGAATACCTTGCTCCGTTATTTAGTAATGTTGATGTGAATAAGCAGCACGAAACATTTGAGAACCCTCGACAAACTATATTTGATAGCCTTTTATCTAATCAAGCAAAGGCTCGTTATTTTAAAGACAGATCATACGATAAAGAAACCTTAGCAAATTTTCTTAAGCAGGGAAGTGAAAAAGACACCGATCTTCTGCGTATGGCTGCATCTCCTGCAACAAAAGATAACTTGCAAAAGTTTTTTTCGACGGGTGAAAAATTAATGTGGCCAGATAACTGGCAAGAATATCCAAATAATTTAGGTAAAATAGCTAAAAAGTTTGAAGATTCTAGAAATAATTTTTTACACAACGCTCCCGCAGGAGTTTACATAACAGGCGCTGGTCATATACCTGAACTTCAAAAATCTTATAAAGATTTGAATGTTATTGGCGGAGAACGTGCGGGATACGCAAAGGGCGGAGGAGCATGGACCCGTAAGGAAGGTAAAAACCCAAATGGCGGATTAAACGCCAAGGGACGTGCTTCTTTAAAAGCTGAAGGTCATGACATTAAGCCACCACAACCAGAGGGTGGCGCAAGAAGAGATAGCTTTTGTGCTAGAATGAAAGGCATGAAAGCAAAGCTAACATCTAAAGAGACTGCAAACGACCCTAATAGTCGTATTAATAAGTCTCTTAGGGCTTGGAATTGTCATGCGGATGGCGGCGTTATTACGGATGCCTTACGCCTAGCACACAAAATACAGCGGAAGAAATGACCATGAGCGATTTAATCAAAAAGGCATTAAAAGTTTCTTCCGGCAACATTCCAAGCGTAAAAGGAATCGCGGGTATACCCCACATTCATGGATACCGTGGGTCTAAAAAAATATCTGTATTGGACTATCCAAATCCAAATACTAAACTACGTCAGCATTTTGCGGCTGGGGGTAACCCAACATGTGTAGTCACATGTGACCCGAATAATCAGACATCTGGCCCATCGGGCGTTAACGCGGTAACAATTAACCCAATAGGTGGTCTTACTAATCCAACAGATCTTACCAAAGGTACTGGTATTGCAATACCAACAACAGCAAATCCAAATAACTACGGACAATTTGTAAATTCATTATATAAAGCGGATTTCAATCGTGCAGCCGACACTGGCGGATCAAATTACTGGGCACAGCAATTACAATCTGGAGCAGCAACACCACAGCAGGTAGCACAAGCCTTTGCCGCTTCACAAGAATCCCAAAGCATGAAATCTGCGGGTGAAACTCCATCAACTTTTATTAATCCTACAGATTTTTCAAAACTTGATCTCGCCTCGATGGGTATTACAGACCCCACGATGGCTGGTATATCTAATCTAGGGCCGTCCCCCGTGACGCCTGCGGATACGACGGGAGCTGGAACAAGTGATACAACGCCAGCAACAGACGGAAGTTTAACAACAACAGGTAATCCATTAAGTCCAAGTGACTACCAGAATTTTCTAACAAGTCTTTATCAGCAAGATCTAGGTCGCGCAGCAGACGTTGGTGGTCAGCAATATTGGCTTAATCAATTACAGACAGGAGCCCTAACCCCTGACCAAGTCGCAGCTAATTTTGCGTCGTCATCGGAAGCAGGCAATTACGACACAACTTCCATTAACAACATGATTACGAACCTGACAGGCGGTCAGTTGGGTTCTGCCGATACTCAAGCTCTTGTCAATCAAATTCAATCCGGCAACATGAGTTTAAGCGATGTTGCAAGTTATCTTGGCCAGACTGCACAGGGGGCACAAGGCTATTGGAATAGCTATAACGGAGTTAATTTAGATACATCTGCACCTACAAATACTGTAGGCCCAAATGATTTTGCGTCTGGAACAAATGTCAGCGGAAATGTTTCTAACGCAAGTATTATTGACCCGTCAATAACAGCTCTTCCTGCATCTGTTAAAAGCAATATCGCAGATATGGGAAATCTTGGTTTTTCTCCGTCTGCCATTTCAAGTCTGTTATCTGGTCAAGGGTATAATATACCAGCGAATGCCATACAGAGTTCAATGTTTGGCCTGATTTCATCTCCAGCAACACCGGCTGCGTCAACAGGATCTAGTTCTAGTGAAGGAACGCCAAGCACTGGCGGCAGTTTAAGCACGACCGGAACGCCGATAAGCACCGGAACGTATACAAACCCAACAACTAATGTCAGCACTGGCGTTCCGAACGCCAGTATGATTGACGCGTCTATTCAATCATTACCGTCTAATGCCCAGCAAGCAATTGTAGACATGAGTAGTTATGGCTATTCGCCGTCTACAATTTCTACTGTATTAAGCTCTCAAGGATATAATATTCCAGCAAATGCTATTCAATCTTCTTTATATGGGCTGGTTACGCAAAGTGGGAATAATCTTATAACGGCAAATGATTTTGCTGGTAATATTGCATATCAAAAAGGTTTAGGTCAAACAACTTCTGGAATACCTACAGATCCGGCGTCACAAAATATTGTGCCGCTAAGTCAGCCAACAACGATGGTTGATGAGCCGACGACACCTAATGTCATTCCAAATGTGATGCAGCCACAGCAAACGCTGCCAGCTATTAACATTTCGGGTAAGCCTGCGGCTATAGTTGATCAGCCAGCATCACCTAGTGGCATTCCAAATGTTATGCAGCCGGAAACACCGGCTCCTGCACCTAGTTTAATAGATCAAATTTCAGCGGGCATAAAAAATATTACGCAGCCTGTAACAAATACTATTCAGAACACAGGACAACAAGTAGTCGATGCAATTCAGGGAAATGGTCAGGCAGCACCATCATCTGCGGATTATGGTTATCAAGGTTTTATGGATACATTAAACAGTGGGTTAAAATCTGCTGGAAATAATATTGGCGCAAAAATAGATGCCGTCCAAAACGCTATACAAGTTCCACTAACTGCTGCTCAACAGGCAGCATTGGGGCTAATAGCAACAAATGAAAGCGGCGGCAATTACAATGTTATTCTAGGAGATCCGACTACACCCAATGGGGCAGCGCAAGGAGATATTGCAAAATCTGTTGGGTATACGGGCAATTTAGAGAATATGACGCTTTCGCAAATTAATGCGATGCAAACAAAGATGTTAAAATCTCCAGCAAACAATAAAAATTCATCTGCCATAGGAGCGTATCAATTTACACAGCAAAATCTTTTTGGATCTAAAGGAAAACCAGGGCAACTGGCACAACTTGGCATTACGCCAGATATGTATGACTCAATTAAGTTTACCCCTGCTCTCCAAGAAAAACTTGCCGCAAATACTGCAATAGAAAAAAGAGGCATGAATTTATCTAACCCATCCTCTTGGGGGAAGGGAGCAAAGCAAGAATGGACGTCGGTAGGAAAATCACTAGCAGCGCCAGGGGCTATACAAAAGGTTCGCGCAGCAGGAAGTGGCCCTTCTCAAACAGTTGGCGGTCAACCGGCACAAGCATATAAACCAATCGTTCCTGTTAACGCTCCTATAGTGCCAAGCACCGTAACAAACGATCCAAACGCGGCGGCGGATGCGCTAAAAAATATAAATACGACTGCTGGAAATCAGATAATCCAGCAGACGCAGGGATCTACGGCGCAAACTGGTTTGCCGACAAGCAATGTTTCAGGATCAGATGCACAAGGCACTCTAGAATCTTTACCCAGTGTAAATTCTGGTTCTATTTCTACAGATCCAAATGCGGGAGCCCCATCAGATCAAGGAGCAGCGTTAAGTGGTGATGGGTCGCAAATGGTAGCCTCGACGTCCACCGTTCAAGTTCCGGTACAGGTTCAAGTGCCCAAAACGATAACTGTTCCGGGGCAAATGAAAACGTTTACGGGGCCGGATGGTAATAGCATTAGCTATCAAGAGCCTGCGACAACCAAAACCGTCATGACGACACAGACGCAAATGCAGTCGAAGGACGTAACGACGCAAGTTCCGGCGTGGCAAAAAGAAGGATTTCAATCGCAGGCGGATTATCAAGCAGCGGTGGATAATGGCAACACCAGCGCCAGCCAGTATTATGCTTCCCCTGAATATGCGCAGGCACAGCAAGAGCAGTTAAATGCGCAGGCACAAAGTGAGGGGTTTTCTAGCTATGCAGAAAAGCAAGCGGCAAACGGCCAAAGCCCGGCAGATTATTACGCGCAACAAAATGGTTACGCTAATGCGGCAGCGGAAAATGCAGCCATAGAGTCAGTCCAAGAAGCAGATAGTGGTGAATATGGAGGTAGTGGGCGAGACATAGGCAATCGTGGCGGTCGCATGACTAAGAATAAGCTACAGAAGAAAGCTTTAAAAATATCTGATGAGTTAACTCGCAGCGAAAAAGGCGGCGGCGGCCCTACAATTAGTCCTTACGGATTTGTTACCCCTGACAGGTCAAAAAAGAACCCTATTCTAGAGCATAACCGTCTACACCCTAAGTCTTACGAACAGCAAAAAGCAGAAGCTGAAGAGTTGGCAAAACGTAAGCCGGTAGATCAGTGGTATGAACCGTGGTCTGAAAAAGAAGACCGTGGAATGGCCATATATCCTGAAGATTATCAAAAAGGTAATTTAGGACTAGGCCGATATGCTATGAAAAAAGGCGGAACGATAGAGGATGCATGTGGAGGGGCATACAGCGGCCCCGCAAACACAGGAACAACAATTTCAGGAACGTTGACAGGTGTTAGCGGACAAGGGGCAGGGCAATCATATTCTTGGAAAAGAGGCGGTCGAGTTAATGACAAAACCGATACCCTAAAAAAACCCAATCTAGGAAGGACTGATACAATGCATGATGATATTAAACACGCTCTTCGCCTAGCATTGGGACGTAAACACTATGCAAATGGCGGATCTGGAACTTGTAACGCGTCTAGTTCAAATAGCTTTACGCCTTTCCTAGATAACTTGTATCAGCAAGATTTAGGAAGAGCCGCTGACCAAGGCGGTGAGGAATACTGGGCTAACCAAATGGCTAACGGCATGTCGCCGGAGCAAGTCGCTGCTTCATTTTATAATAGCCAAGAAGCGCAAAACCGTAGACAAAATAATCCACAAATGCCGACACAGACACTAGGGTTGGGACAAGCTGCTTATAATAATCTCCCGCCATCTATGCAGGCACAAGCACAATCTTGTCAGCCTAATCCAGCACAACCTGCAATGCAATTAATGGGAGGGGGCTGTTCTACACCACAAGGGTTCTATGGGAATCGTGGTATGGATGGTAACAGAAATAATAATTTTATTAATAATCTGTATCAACAAGACCTTGGGCGTGCTCCTGATCAATCAGGAGGTCAATATTGGCTTCAACAGATTCAAAGCGGTGCCATGACGCCACAGCAAGTTGCACAAAACTTTGCAAATTCATCCGAAGCTAAGTCATATCAACAAGCAAACCCTAATAATCAACAATTCCAATTCCCATCTGGGCGTAACAATTTCGGAGGTTATGGTAATGGAACCAAGGGTGGGTATTCCATGCCGTCTCAACCAGTAGGCGGCGTTGGACAGCCTCCTAATATTGATCCTGCGTTATTACAGCAAATGCGCGGTCAGATGCAGGGTGCTCTAGGTCAAAATCAGGGAAGCAACGGCACAAAAAGCGGGTATGGTATGCCGCAGCAACCATACACTGGCCAAGGCAACGGCCTGAAAAACGGTTATAATCCTTCTCAGCCAACTAATGTTCCGGCTATGGGTACAGGTCAGCCTATCGGCGGTGGAGGAGCTACCCCACAGGGATACGCTCAAGCAAACAATATTCCTTACCCACAACCTAACGCACAAACAACCCCATTGAATGCACCTGCCGCTTTAGGATTTGCTCGAGGTGGTAAGGTAAAACAACGCAAGCATAAAAACGCGAAATCTAAGGCTCTTAGTGTTGTAAATAAATTTACAGGAAGAGAGTAACAGATGAGTTTTTACACAGATGTTATTAAGAAAGACCCGCGTTTTTCTTCCGTAAATATTTGTAGGGATATGGCTCTTCTTGAGCCATCCTTCCGCGCTAAGGTTCAGTCATTAGTGGCGCAAGCATCTAAAGATGGGCATGACATTAGAATTGCGGAAACATTCAGGTCTCAAGCTAGACAGGCTCATTTGTTCGAGCAAGGATACACTCAACTTAAGAATGTTGGCGTTCATAATTACGGACTAGCTTGCGACTTTAATTTGTTTATAGATGGCGTTTATCAGTCTGACGGAGCCAAATATAAATTCCTGCACGATTACGAAAAGAAATTTAGAATAATTAGTGGTCAGTTGTGGGGAACGCCGTGGCAGAAGCACACGTTTACAGATTGGGACCACATACAGGGCATACCTGTATTTCGGCAAGGCTCTCTCTTTAATGGTTCTTGGTATCCTGATAATAACTATGACCCAATAGCTGACACGATAACGCATTATGGATCTGTGGCTACAAAATATTATGGGTGACAATATGAAATATAATATTAATCGTCACTTAAATATTATACGCAGGAATAAGAAAACAACTTTCGTTGGACTTGCTGTATTAGCAGGAACCGGAATTAAATGGGGGCTAGGAGCTCCTAGTCCATCAGATATCCCAACGGTTGCCTCTTCTTTAGTAGAAGTATTGATTGGTCTAGGTTTATTACTTGCTAAAGATTATGATGTGCAGGGAGTTCCACATGACGAACAATAATCTGCACATTAGTGACAAAGGATTAAATTTAATTAAAAAGTCAGAGGGTTGTTCTTTAGAGTCATATATTGATACACACGATTCTCATGGAGCCCCACTATGGGCTATTGGATATGGTCATACAAATAAAGCCGGACCTCCTAATGTTACGGCTGGTATGGTTATTACACAGGATCAAGCAGATCAAATATTAAAGCAAGATTTAATTCCATATGAAAATTCAATTAGAAATTTAATAACTGTTCCATTAAACCAAAATCAATGGGACGCATTGTGTTCTTTTACTTTTAATGCTGGAGCGGGTAATTTAAAAAAACTTGTATTGGCTAGCCAGCTAAATGACGGGGATTACTTGGGTGTGGCTCCGGCTATGATGAATTTTAATACCTCCCAAGGCAAGGTTCTTCTTGGTCTCACAAGACGTCGCAAAGCTGAAGGCGACTTGTTCAACACACCCGTATCGTAGGGCATTAAAATGAACGAAGATATTAAATACGCTCTGCGTATCGCTAACCGCTTACCTTCTCGTCGTCGTTTTGCGACTGATGGCGGCGTTGATATTGGAGCTCCTTCACATGAAGAAGAGAAAGCCAGAAATAGATTTTTGAGGGAAGAACTAAAGGGCTCCGCTCCACAGTATGACCCTTCAGCCGGAATGATGACGGGAAAACAAGCCGCTCTGTTTGGAGCCGGACTATTACCAGGTTCCGGTATTGCTTCTGCGGCGGGTAAATTTCCTACTGCGGAAGGAGGATTTGAGCCTTCGTTAGCAGAAGATTTAAGAAATAAAGAATACTTATCAGCCGGACTCAAAGGTCTTGGAGCTGCTGGTGACGTAGCGTCTGCTGTTCCCGTAGTAGGGACAGCACTTGGTTCTGCATTGAAACTACCGCTAGCCACTAAGATGGCTATGGCGATGGTTCCAAAAGCAAGCGGAGCGGTAAAGGAAGCTGTAGAACTAGCAAAATCTCGTCCGGCTAAGGCAGCAAAACCGTCTTCAGTAGCGCAACCAGTAGTAAAATCAGCGCCACCTTTTGTATTGTCATCCACAATACAACCAGGTCAGGCTAAATCTCTAGCAAACGACACGCGTGTTTCTACAAGGTTCCCATTGGGTGTTTCTAAGGTTGGGGACGCCCTTAGAGATGATCTACAGATTGGCTCAGAGCATATGTCGTTGAGCCCAGAGGTTTTTGCTCACAACATGAGCCTTGTTTCAGAATACCCAGGGCTTTCTCATACTAAAGGCATGAGTCCTAAAGAAGCGCGTGAAGCGTTCTTACAGCACGGCACGAAGAACCTTGTATACTTATACAATAATTCCCCTAAAGCCATACAGCAAAGGTCTCGGCTTTGGTATGAAGGTGCCAATAGAATATCTGACGAACTTGCAAAAAGATATGGTATTCCTAGACAGTCTATGTCCGCATCCATAGCAGCTCTTTCTCCTCAGAAAGACTGGAATATGAATGCTTCTTTGGCTGAACGGACGGCGGATATATTATTTGGCGATCAGGCTCACAAGCCTATGACGCGTCAAATGATAAAATACGCACAACGCCCAAGCACCAAACAAGACCCTAATTTTATTTTGGACAACCCAGCCAACTTTGATCTTTATAGACAAATGAAGGGTGCGTCTTTGCATGACCTTCATGGCAATCCTGAAGCTCAGGCAATGTGGGTTAGATTATATGATGAGGCCCATAATCCTAAAGCATTTAGGGCAATTACTCCTGAAGGAGAATATGGCGACTTCATGCGAAATGCCAACGGCAAAACTAGGAATGTCGCTTGGTCAAGCTTGGATATGATTGAAAAGGCTATAAGATCGCTACAGTCAGGTGGTCATATGGATACCATATCTCCATTATTAGGAGATAAGCATAAGGTCAGAAGCTTCTTTAATAATATAGAGTTGCCAAACGATCCACGTGGTGATTTTACTGGGGACACTCACCAAGTAGGCGCTACGCTATTACTACCAGTATCCCAAAAAAGTCCTTCAGTTTCTCATAATTTCGGTGTAGGTTTGTCTAAGAAAGACCAGCCTGAAGGCTACCGTGCCGCTAAAAATATTAAGCTTCACGGCGTTCACGGGACCTACGGGCTTTATGCAGATGCTGGAAGAAGAGCAGCCGCAGAATTGGGTATGCTTCCTAGAGAAGTTCAGTCTTCTACATGGGAACCAGTAAGAGAATTGTTTAAACCTGAATATAAAAGAAGCGCGGATGCGGACTTAATAGAAAAAATATGGAGAGCTAAAGATGCAGGACAGATCACAGACGACCAAGCACGAGACGCAATCTTCCAATCCGCTGGCGGAATTGGAACACCTGAGTGGGCGAAGCTCAACTTTACGCCGATTGATCCGCGTCGGGGGTCCACTTACCGCTAAGGCTTATATTGAATCAAATTGGGTGTCCAAATCTGATATTCCTGAAGAATTTGATCCAGAGGATCAGGAAATAATCAACGCATTAGATGATTTGCAAGAGATGATTAAGACTAAACGTAAATAATAAGATTATTTAAATAAAACGTTAATAATATAGTAGTATTATTACGTCTCTCATATCATGGAGATAACATGACTATATATAAATACGGTTGGAAGCGACAGTCGCTTGACCACCGAGATATTAAATATAACGCATCTCCTGTAGACCCCCAAAACCCTATTGATCTACGCCCCCATATGCCACCTGTTTACGATCAGGGACAAACGTCTAGTTGTGTCGCTAACGCGACCGCTGGTGCTTTCCAATATTCACGCATGGCGCAAAGTCTAGAAAACTGGACGCCTAGCCGCTTGTTTATTTACTGGAATGCGCGTAGCTATGAAAACGGTACGGATACGGACGGTGGGTCTGAATGCCGTGATGGCGTAAAGGGTGTGGCACAATTTGGTGTTTGCCCAGAAGTTGAGTGGCCATTTGATCCGTCTTCTGTTGTTGCAAAGCCTAATCCTGAAGCGTATCAAACAGCGTTACACGCGAAGGCCACTCAATACGCCGCCGTTAATCAGAGCCTTGAGCATATCTTATCGTGCTTAAACCATAAGTTGCCCGTAATATTTGGGACTAACGTATTCCAAGCATTCGAAGGCCCTGAAGTCTCCTCAAACGGCATTGTTCCTATGCCGTCTCCGACTGAGAGAGCCATAGGCGGACACGCTATACTGATTGTTGGGTGGAAACCTGACACTCAGGAGTTTATTGTCAGGAATAGTTGGGGAGAAGGATGGGGAGATAACGGTTACTGCTACTTCCCAAGAGATTACATTCTTAACCCAAATTTATCATCCGATTTCTGGGTGATTTACTTAACATCAAGGGACTAAACAATGAAAAAGTTATTACTTATTCCGGTTTTGGCGTTTGTCTTAACTGGGTGCAACACAACCAGCCAAGCAAACCTGACGAAAATCATCTCTCAGGTTCAAGATGCAGCTGTTGCCGCTTGTCGCTTCGAGCCAACAGTAGCCACCATCACTTCCATTGTGACGGCTAATCAGGCTGCAACTGCTATTCAGATTGCTGATTTGATTTGCGGAGCAGTAAATGGAACGACCCCCACGCCCAAAGCGGGTGCTGGTCCTATGTATGTGACCGTTAATGGGCAGAAGATTGCCGTAACGGGCAATTTTGTAAAGTAATAACTAACACAAAGAGCGGTTTCTTTTACTTGGGGCCGCTCTTACTAACATTGTTGATATTTATATAATATTTTAGTATAATGATTGAGAGTTTTGTCAATTTTGACGTTTTCGTCCTGCGCTAGGGCGGCTTTAACGCTTTTGGTTGGCCACCAAGGGTATAAAAATCCTAAAGAACGCTTCATTAGGTGCCTTAATCCTATAGGAATCATCGATATGGCACATGAGTATAAAGAAGAAGCCAAGGCTTCTCACGAGAAAAAGCTTAAATTGTACGGCAAGGAAGATGAAGTCGGCAAAAAAGCTAAAAACTGGGCTGGATTTGACGCTCTGAATACTAATGAGCAGCGTGGTCTTAAGCCTATTGATAAGGAGCCAGAGCTTTCCAAAGATACAGCCCCACGCATCATGCGTAAAAAGGGTGGGCGTGTCCACGGAGCAGAATCTTTAAAAAGATTAGATAAGGCTCCTCGCAAAGGTAAACAAATGGGTGGGCCTATGGGGATGCCTTCGATGGCTCCGGCTATGGCAGCTCGTCCTGTCCCCACGCCAATGCAGGCATCTGCAATCGCCAACCGTATGCAACCATCTATTGTAGCACGTAAAAAAGGCGGGAAGGTAGAAGAGCATCCAGACGAGAGAGAAGATCGTGCTCTTGTTAAAAAGATGGTTAAAGAAGATGCTCTGACGGGTAAGTCTCGCGGCGGCATGGCTCGCAAAAAATACGCTGACGGTGGATTGCCGTCTCCAGAAGAGGCTATGCGGTCAGCACAGCGTCTAAAAGAATTGCGTTCAATGCCAACCCCCAACCGCCGCTCCCCTCCTATGGGTTCTGGAGTGCCTTCTGCTGACAGAAATGCATTAGGTAACATGCTTCGCGCTCCAACTTCTGCTGATTATCGCAAGGGAAATCTTGGCGATGGTGAGTATGCAATGAAACGCGGTGGTCGTGCAAAGCGTGCTGACGGCGGCATGTTAGGCATGGGCGAGCACGGTAAATCCAGCAAAAAGGGCGGCGGTAAAACAACCGTTAATATTATTATTGGAGCCCCAAAAGGCAGTGATGCTGGCCAACAGGGTGCATTTCCTCCTCCAATGATGGCTGGATCTCCACCCTCTATGGCACCACCTTCTGCTCCTCCTATGGGTGCTGGACCGCAGCTTCCTCCTAATCTTGCTGGTGGTCCTCCAATGGCACCTCCAATGGGTGGTGCATTACCTGCAATCGCTGCTGGTATGCCGCAAGGTGGCCCTCCGATCCCACGCAAAGACGGCGGGACAGTAAAGGCAGGAATACAAGTGCCTTATAAAAAACCAAAGCATACGTCTGAGGGTTATCTAAAGATGGATTTTGGTGCTGGCACAGGATTTGGCCGTATGCAGAAAGGCGATGCCTACGGAGCGAAGCCGATTAAAAGTAGAGACAATTACTAAAAATAAAGTCCCCAGCAGTGTATCGCTACTGGGGACTTTCACTTCCTTGCAGAAGTAACCAAACCGCTCACCCTGTTTTCTAATAATGAACTGCTTGGCGAGATGAAATTATCTCGACAGGGGAGACGCGTCAACTGAATCTTGACCTACGACTCTATCAATTAATTGAAGAAGAATACGGCCTTTTATTAGAGAAGCTAGCTGCTGAACTAATAAGCGGTCGGGCGACTGACTATGCCGATTATCGGTATCGTGTCGGTCGTATTCACGGCGTTCGAGAAGCTCTCGATCTTGCCAAAGAAGCCAACCGAAACGCAATCGGATTGGAAGATAAACCAGAAAGGTAAAAACAATGCCCGCTGCATTGATGCTCCATGAAGAAGATCCACGCACGGAAATTCTTAACAAAGTCGGTAGTTTAGATGGTGTAGAAGTTTTTGGTTCGGATGTTTTAGTTGCTCTTTACATCAGACCTCAAAAGACAAAGTCGGGGATTATCCTCGCTGATTCAACAAGAGAAGAAGACCGTTGGCAGGGAAAGGCCGGACTTATCTTAAAGTTAGGCCCAACAGCTTATACGGATGATGAAGGAAATAAATTCAGAGATATTTCTGAAGGTGATTGGGTTGTTTTCAGACCTAGTGACGGATGGGCTGTAACTCTCAATTCATCAGCAAATTTAGCTTCAAAAGATGCAGTCGCATGTCGAGTGGTTAATGACATTCATATTCGCATGAGAATATCCACGCCGGATGCAATTTACTAAGGGACGCTCCCAATGGAAGATATTAAAGAAGAAAAGCCGGTAAAGGTAACCTTACCAGAAGATCCTATTGTTGAAGTAGATCTTAATGAAAGCAAGGCTAAGATTGACGAGCCTTCTGCTAAGATAGAAGAAGTTTCTGCCGATAAAAAAACGCAATCTGTAGATGAAAGGGAAAGAGCCCTAAAGGAGCTTAAATCCCAATATGAACATCAGAAACGTATTGCGGAAGCAGAACGGGAAGCACGTAAGCAGGCAGAGTATTATGCCCACCAGCAAGCGCAACAAATTGGCTACGCGCAACACGAGGTTCAAGATTCAAATCTAAAGATTATCTTGAATGCGATTGACGCCACAGAGCAAGCGGCGGCCAATGCAGAGCGTGATTACGCTGATGCTATGGCAGTTAATAATCATGTTGCAGCAGCTCGCGCCCAACGTGCGATTGCACAGGCTGAAAGTCACTTGCTTCAGCTTCAGAACGGAAGACAAAGACTTGAGGAAACATTACAGGATACCACTGAAGGTTCTGTTTATGCTCCGCAGGTTCCTAGTTTTGAACCTCAAATACCTCAAGACCCTGTTGAAATGTATGCTTCGAAACTGGGTCCTAGAAGCGCGTCTTGGCTTCGGTCACACCCTGATGCGGTAAACAAAATACCAAGACTTACACGAGCTCACCAAGATGCAATCGAGGATGGTATTGTCCCAGAATCGGACGATTACTTCCAGTATATTGAATCTCGTCTTGGTCTCACCAGCCGAGAAAACAGTTATGAACATCAACCAGTAGTTGCTCAGTCCTCTCCCTCTAGGAAGGCAATGGCGTCTGCACCCGTTACTTCTAATGCTAGTTATGCCTCCCCGCGAAGCAGCGGCAGCTCCAATACAATGACGCTATCGCCACAGGAAGTTGACGTTGCTCTTCTTATGGAGCCTGAATTGTCCCGAGAAAAGGCAATTGAGACTTACGCACGGAACAAGCAAATATTAATCAAGCAGGGGAAGCTTCTTGGGTGAAATTACTAAATCTGCCGTGCATGGATAGTGATGCTTTTTTATAAGCATTGTGAGCATCATCGGCCGATTTAAATGACCCTAAGTAAACATTCTTATTGTTTATCATAATCTTGGATACCCAACGGTTACTACGTCTATCAAAGTAAACGCCTTTAAAACCAGAGGTGTTATTCTTATGTTTTCGAGTATTCCATTGGTTTTCAGATTTTGAAGCTAATCTAAGATTGGACAAACGGTTATTATTTGGATTGTTATCAATATGATCAATATCATCAATCGGGTAAGATTCATAAGCAAGCAGCCATACAATTCGGTGCGCTATGTAATTTTTCTTATTGATGCGTATTTGGATGCCTTTGTGTTTTGTTTGGTTGCCAGCGGGTTTGTTAGCCCACCTTGTGTTCCAAATTTTAAAAGCTCTAGCATCAGGAAAATGGTCAATTGGTCTTTTTTTCCAAATGAGATACCCAGTTTGAGGGTCATATTTAAGGATAGAAGTAACATAATCAAAGGTAAGATCACTCATACAAAAACTTCCATATCATGCTGAAACTTGGAATGTTTGATCTTACTATGCCTATTCGACCACTTCAAGGAATTAATCCATGATTAATGAAACAAATATAGACCTTCGAACCAAAGAAGGTAGGGCTTTTAAATCCGCTCAAAACGATGGCGACAATGCCTCGTCTTCCAAGCCAGCTATAGCAAAAGAAACATCTGAACAATCTAGAGCTAGAGCAGAAGCAAGAATACGAGCGATCCGAGGCAACCCCGATCTAGCGAACGGAACTGATCGCGATAAATATTGGGCACCACCACCGCCAGATGGATTTGATTATCAATGGAAACTAAAGTCCGTTCTTAACCAAGACGACAATGATCGCATCCGACAAAATGAGTTAAACGGATGGGAAGAGGTTCCACTTAGCCGCCATCCAGAACTTATGCCTAAGGGCTGGAAAGGCGAGACGATAGAAGTCGGCGGACTTGTTCTCATGGAACGCCCAAAGGTGTTTACCGATGAGGCAAGGGCTGCGGAACGTCAGGCTGCTCGTGAGGCTATTATTACTAAGGAAAATCAGATGCGCGACGGTCGATCAAATGACCTTGGCCGCAGAGAAGTCCAAAAGTTTAATAAATCTTACGACCGGATTACCGTCCCTAACGAATAATCAATAAGTAATAAGGGAGGCGTAATGTCCTCCCTTTTTAATCAGTTGACATAACCTATTATAATTCGTATAATTTAACGTGCCAATTATTCTAATTTATTGGCGAAAGCCGTTAGTGCATTTCTGCATTTCGGTAATCTGACATTTTGAATGTCCGCGCTGGATATTCTGGTTAGAAAATCGAGTAAAGTTTGGATGGTATTCCACCAAACGTCGGATAATTCCGAATTTTAGTATCCCGCGCTGGGATGCTTTCCACCATACACTTGTAATTCACCCAACGCGCTGTTGTGGCAAATTACTCTCACTTCGAATAGGAGGAGGGGAAATTGTCGAATAACTTCGCACCCTTCGGATTTAGACCTACTGCGACGAGCAATGGTCCGATGAACTTTCGGGTCTCTACGCGTCGTATTGCGTCTACGAATACAACTGCAATCTTTAAAGGCGATGCTGTCGTTCCAGTAACAGGCCCAGCCACTGGCTATATCACGCAGGCAACTGCGGGTTCTACCGTTGGTGCAGGCATTTTCTGGGGCTGTGAGTATCTCTCAGTAAGCCAAAAGCGCGTAATCTGGAGCCAGTATTGGCCGGGTTCTGACGCCCAGAATGATGTGCAAGCATACATCATCGATGATCCAAACTCACGTTTTCTTGTTCAGACGTCTGGCACAGCGTTCCAGATTTCTGGCACGATTTACAACTTTGGTTCTTCGCCAGTTGGTCAGCTTGCCCAGCTCTCTGTTGGCACGGGTTCAACCCTTACCCAGCAGTCTGGCATGTATCTCAGCTCCGTAGGAACGACTAACACGTTCCCATTCATCATCACGGACATGGTTATTGATCCGCCTGGTGCTAACGGAACTGATCCGACGTCTCAATACAACTACGTAGTTGTCGGCTTTAACAACGAGTGGCTGCGCGGCAACGCTGCGGTTACCGGCATCGCTTAAGGAGTAGGCTCACATGGCAGTCAATTTATCAGCCATTAGGGACCTGCTTCTTCCAGGTCTACGTGGCGTTGAGGGTAAATATCCTCAGATCCCAGCTCAGTGGGACAAAGTGTTCGAGCGTGCAAAGTCAAACATGGCTCTCGAACGCACAGCTGAAATGCGTTACCTCGGTCTTGCAGCAATCAAGACTGAAGGCGGTGCGGTCAGCTTCGACAACAACGCAAGCGAGCGTTACGTCTACAATCAGGAACATTATGAAATCGGCTTGGGCTATGCAATTACCCGTAAGGCGATTGATGACAACCTGTATAAGACACAGTTTGCTCCTACGAACCTCGGCCTTATCGAGTCTTTCGGTCAGACCAAGGAAATCTACGGCGCGAACATCTTCAACACGGCTCAGACGTATAACGCGTCAGTCGGTGGCGACGGTCAGGCACTCTGCTCGTTGAACCATCCTATTGACGGTCAGGTTATTCCTAACACGCCGACAGTCCAAGTCGATCTTAACGAATCTTCGCTGTTGAATGCTATGATCAGCATCCGCACGAACTTCCGCGACATCGCTGGCCTGAAGATGTTTGCTCGTGGCCGCAAGCTGATTGTTCCGCCTGCTCTTGAGCCTGTTGCTATCCGTCTTACAAAGACAGAACTACGCCCTGGCACTGCTGACAACGACGTTAATGCCATCCAGACAACCGCAGGCGGCTTGCCTGAAGGTTATATGGTCATGGACTTCTTGACGTCTCCTTATGCTTGGTTCTTGCTAACCAACATCAAGGGTCTCGTTTATATGGAACGCGTTCCATACGAGATGGACATGCAGGTCGATTTCACGACCGATAATCTTCTCGTGAAGGGCTATGAACGTTATTCTTTCGGGTATTACAACTGGCGTTCAATCTATGGCAGTTTCCCAACGTCATAAAAATCAACAACTTGGCGCTTGGGAAACTGAGCGCCAAATCTCCTAATGGTGTAACTAAAAGATACGAATTATTTGACAGAGGGATATAATTCCTGTATATGAAGGCTACATTACTACGATGTAGTCAAACATATGAGGAATAAAATGTCTGAGTCAGATCAGGGTGTATCCATAGAAACTGTAAAGGAGTTTCTTTCTTATGACCCTTTAACAGGGGTAATTCGGTGGAAGAGGTCGCCATCCAATAATATTTATGCGGGAGATGTCGCGGGGTGTGTAAAGGCTTTACGCAAAAACGCATCTGGGGAAAACAAATCCTATAGCTACATTCGCATAGAAGGGATGTCGATACCGTCTCAACGCATTGCGTGGGCACTCCACAACGGTGAATGGCCACCAAGTCGAATTACTTTTGTTGACGGTAACTCTCTGAATTTTAAGATCTCAAACTTAAAATTACAGAACTCACTTCCTCAAACTTATGAAGAAGTGAAGAGGCATGAGAAGAACCAATATTACAGGGACCACCGTAAGGCATATAAATTATCGTATAGTGAGAGTGATCTAAAGCGTAAGTATGGGATTGGTCTGTTAGAGTATAGCCAGCTTTTGTTATCTCAGAATGGAAAATGTGCCATTTGTGAAGGAACAGACGGTGGTCATAGGAACGGCGAACCTAAGGCATTAGCGGTAGATCATAATCACAAAACGGGTAAGGTTCGTGGGTTGCTTTGTGAGTCATGCAACCAAGGTATCGGTAAGCTGAAAGACAGCCCAGAAACCTGTCGCAAAGCAGCCGATTACTTAGAGAAACACGGCAGGAGCCTCTGATACAAGTCCCTGTCTTCATATCTAGGATAGCCAGCCTTGCAGACCGACCTAGCGGACTCTGCACAGACTACAAGGCGAACTCGTGCAGGAAATAGTAGACAAAACATAGGTGTGTGTTAGAATGTGGGATGGACAACAATAGAGGATTCTAGTTCATGCCATACGCAGAAGATTTTTGTGGTGTTTATAAGATCATAAATACCCAATCAAATCTTTGTTATGTTGGGCAATCTCAGCGTGTTAAAAAACGGATTGCAGACCATTTCAAACTTTTGCGTATGAACAAACACGGAAACCAAAGGTTACAGAACGCATTCAACAAATACGGCGAAGAAAACTTCAAGTGGAATCTTGAAGTAATTTGCGAAGATCTTGAGGATATGGATGCTATAGAAAACGCTTTTATTTCCGGCGAAGCCGTATTTGTAGAGCCAGTTTTTTATAACATTGCACCTTTTTCGAAATCTCCGATGAGAGGGAAGTCCCACTCAGAAGAAGTGCGTAAAAGGATTAGTGAGGGAAGATCTAAAACTAAATTTGACTACGCTTCTGCGGAATACAGAAAGAAACTTAAAGACATTACGTTAGCAAGGGTTTTTTCTGACCAAAAATACGTAGAAAAAGTTAAGTTTATTCTTGAACACCCAGAAATGACTTACGCAGCGCGCGCTAAGGAAGTTGGGTCAGATACAAGCACAGTTCGCAAAATCGCTTTAAAGTATGCACACCTGAAAGGAACAATATAATGGGCGCTACAAATTTCACCGGCCCTATATATGCCGGTAATGTTTTAAATACAACAGGAACAACACCAGGGACGATTGACAACACGGGAAGCGTTCTGCTTTCTCAGTCTTCTCCAATCACTCAGTCGGCAACTGGCACTGCAACGTCAATTTGTATTCCAGCTGGCAGCACGATTGTAGATGTTTATGTTGGGGTAACGACTGTTTTCAGTGGGGTAGCGGCAACGTTTACCATTGGCACCACATCGTCTAGCTCAAACGAGCTCGGTGGAGGCACGGGAGCGTCTCTAGGCGTTTCGGCAGTTTTGCCAACGACACAAGCGCAAACTAACCTCTGGTTCAATGTTGGAACCACAGATGTTATCATTTATGTTAAGTCTACAAATGCTGGCAGCGGTGTTGGTTATTTGAACGTGCAGTATGTACAAGGTCCCAACGGTTAACGTGATAAAGGATTAAGATCATGAAGGGTAAGAAATACAAAGACGATATGGATCGTCACTGCCGCGCTGATGGTGGTTCTGTTGAAGAAGGCGTTGAAGTTTCCGAGGAAGGTCCACGGGACGTATACGCTGGTGGTGATTCGCCAACCGTAAAGGCTGCGCGTAACACAAAGAGCCAGTTTAAAAAGGGCGGTAAGGTTTCTGCTTTTAAGCGTGGTGAAATGTCGGAAGGCATGAAGGAACACGACGAAAAGAAGAAAATGAAAAAGCATGGCGGCATGGCTGAAGGCGAAAAAGGCCATCACCGCGCTGACCGCGCTCCACGCAAGGCTGGCGGTCGCGTAGGCCGTGACATGGGTGGACCTATTTCTACGGCTGGTAAAGTTGATGTTCGCCCTAACTTCAAGGGCAACACAACGATTGCCGATTAATATAGTCTGGCCCGCTTCGGCGGGCCTTTCTCTCTACAGGGGATAATCATGTCCGATAACTGGATAGCAGGCGCTATTAAGCATAAGGGTGCCCTCCATAAAGAATTGGGCGTCCCTGAAGGAAAAAAAATACCGGCCAAGAAGCTGGAAAAGGCTACGCATAGCGATAATCCCACGCTAGCAAAACGCGCCAATCTTGCAGAAACGCTACGCAAGCTCCACAAGCGTCACGGTGGTGAAATCTAAGGAATATTGATATGAGGCCAATAACGGTAACGGCTGGACCATTCCCTGCTCCGGTCGCCAATGGCATTGCTCAAGCTCAGACGCCAGCATCTGCGGGTAATCTTATTCTGAATGGGAGCTATGTAAGCGGTGGTATAGCCACCTTGGGGCCTTATCAGCGGCGTGTTATTATAACGTCTACTGCAAACGACAGCGTTAATACATTTACAATAAACGGGCTTAGCCAAAGTGGTTCTGTTTTAACGGAAACTCTTGTAGGCCCTAATACCGCATCCGTTCAGAGTAATTTAAGCTACAAGACGGTGTCATCAATTACGATTAGCGGAGCTAGTGTTGGGACTATTACCGCAGGGACAAACACGGTAGGCTCTTCAACATTTGTCGCGTTTGATGCTTATGCATTCCCCCAAGTTTCAATTCAAGCCAACCCTAATGGTGTGACGGCTACGATTGAGCAAACGCTTGACGATCCAAATAGCCAGACCAACCCTGTTGCTACAGCTAATATGGTTTGGTTACCCCACCCAGATCCGGCTCTTAATACATTTTCCACGGCTGTGCAGGGCAATTACGGTTATGCCCCTGTGTATGCTCGCGTGACGGTCACGGCTGGCACTGGAACAGTAACAGCGACATTCATCCAAGCGGCTGCGGTACCGAAGTAATGGCAGACGAACCCCTTACCTCTGGACTTATTACAGGAAATTCAGGGCTGTGGGGTGGCGCGCCGGGGCTTTCTAATAACTTTGGTTTGTGGACGCCTCCTAACGGCCTTTTGGCGAACTCTGGCACGCAAGAGACATTCTTGCTGACAACTGAATCTCTCAATCAGATTACGACTGAGAGTTCTCAAGACATTACGACAGGATAAACCACATGGCATCGGTTGCAATATCGGGTCTCCCATCGACATCTACAGTTGATCCGACAAATGCCGCGATCCCTGTAACAAACAGCGGAACAACATATAAGGCAACCCCAACTGTTATTATTGGTTCTGCGTTAGGTTCTCCGCCTCCTATTGGAAATACGACACCTAATACGGGTTCGTTCTCCACTATGACGATCAGTGGAGCCTTTTCCTTGACTGGCGGTCAGGTAATACCGGTAGCTAATGGCGGAACTGGTTCTGGAACAGCTAGTGGGGCTAGAACTAATCTAGGCTTAGGCACAATATCCACTCAGTCTGCATCTTCTGTAGATATTACGGGCGGCTCTATTGATAATACGACCATTGGCGGGAACACTGCTGCTAATGCCACTTTTAATGTAGTAAATGTTAATTCTTATCTAACACTTCCGGTTATTCAGCCGATTAATACATCAGGCGTATCATTTGAAGATACAAGCAATAACGTATTGGCTGTATACGGGGCGAGTAATTCTACAAATGTTTCTATAACGCCACCTAACGGTGTTGTTACTTTAAACCCAACCGGAACTGGCAGTGTTGTAATTAATTCTGGTGGGCCGACAAGCACAATTGATAACGTAACTATTGGCGGAACAACGCCGAGAGCCGGAACATTTGTTAATCTCCAAGCAAACAACTCAGTATATGCTGCAACTGTTCGTCCCTTAAGTGCTTCAGGAGCCTTGTCTCTTTATAATTCAGCAGGCACCGCTCAATTATCTATTCCTGTTAATGGCGGTGTCAGCATGACTGGCAATCGCCCTGTAAATATTTCTCCCGCTGGATCGGTAGGTTCTTTAACCATTAATCCCGCTGGCGGAGGAAATATTGACAATGTCGTTATCGGAGAGACAACGCCGGTAGCCGGAACTTTTGATACTTTAAATGCAAACAATACTGTTACGCTTAGCCCAGAGAACGCGGTAGTTTATATAGCCCCGTATGGAACAAGCGGAGGAGTTATCATTGACCCGTCTAACGGCGGAACAATGGATAATGTTCTTATTGGCGGCACAACCCCCACTGGGGCAACATTTACATCCGTTTCCACGACGTCTCTGGCAGCGACAAGCGGAACTGTAACTAATGCACCAGTAAATACAAATGATATTGTAAACAAGGCGTATGTTGACAGCGTGGCGGTTGGCTTGCAGCCAAAGGCACCTGTTCAGGCTCTTGCGGCGTCAAATATTACATTGTCTGGATTGCAAACAATTGACGGATACACCACTGTTGCGGGTGACCGTATTATCGTTACCGGTCAGACACAATCTTACAACAACGGCATTTATGCGGCTAGCACGACTGCTTGGACACGAACGTCTGATGCTAATACTTGGAATCTTTTAATTGCAGCATTTGCTCAGGTTCTAAACGGAACCTTATATAAGGGAACTGGGTGGGTTAGTAATGCGGAGGCAGGCGGCACTCTAGGAGTTACGGGATTAAATTTCTTTCCGTTTACGGCTACGCAGTTTTACACTGCCGGCACGGGGTTAAACCTAAACGGTAACCAATTTAATATCTCAAACACTGGGGTAATCGCGGGTGGATACGGCAGCTCTTCCACTGTCCCCTATATAACACTGAATGCTCAAGGCCAAGTTACTGCGGCTAGTTCCCAAACAATAAATATAACATTGTCTCAGGTCAGTGGCGCTGGCACGATTGCCTCTCAAAACGCATCATCCGTTGCGGTTACTGGAGGGTATATTGACGGCACGGAAATTGGGGCGACGACAGCATCTTCAGGAAAATTTACTACCTTAACTGCTAACACTTCTGTTTCGTTTGGAAATGGGTCTTCTTCAATTGTATGGAATGGCGTTGCAAGCGTATTAACGGGTGCAAGTAATTTCACTGGATTGACTGGAGGTAATCTCGTTTATTTTACGGGAGACAACACCGTCAACTCGCATCCGCAGCTTACAATTGGCGCTAACGACGTAGCTGGTGTTATTACCCTTAATACAAGCTCCATTTCTGGAGCCGCTACTGCCGACCTTCTTTTTAGTATGGGTGGCGTGTATAAGTGGGCGATGGGACAAGAGGGTGACTTTTTTGGCCCGACTTCTTCACCATCTCAAACAACAGGTTTTATTTATATTCCGGCTGCTGCTGGCGTTCCAACCGGAACACCGACTGGAGCTAACGGAAACGTCCCCCTGTATTACGACACTACAGACGGTGCCCTTTATGCATACAATGGGGCGTGGCAAAGTATTAACTTTCAGCCTAATCAGCTAGAGGCTCGCGCTGCTCCAATGACAATCGCCAATACGACAGACACGGCGGTGTTGTGGACGACCGTAGATGTGAATGGCACAAAGCTGACATATGCGTCAGGTAAATGGACGAATAGCAGTTCACGCGCATTGACAGTTATTATCTCGACGACTATCGCGTGGGATAATGTGTCTGGAGGAGCCAGAGCTGTTTATATCACACGTAACGGTGACTCTACGACGGGAACGAACCGCATGGCAGAGTTTGACGTTGACGCTGGAACGACTGATTTTGATGTTCAGAATGTTAACACAACTATTGCTCTTCAACCGAATGATTATTTCCAAGTTTGGGTCTGGCAAAACTCAGGCTCCAATGTGGGAATAGGAAACGCAAGCGGCGGCATGAACTCAGGTTACTCGGTTAGATTGCAAGCAACAGTATTGTAAGGTAAAACGTATGTCATTAAGCGGCACATTTACCTTTGACCCATCTTTGGGAAATATTGTTATAGGTGCCTTTTCGCGGTGTGGCCTGCGACGGACACAGCTAACATCGCAGCATATGCAGGATGCATATTTTGAAGCTAATATGGTCCAGTCTGAGTTCCAAGGAGATGGTATTCAGACTTGGCAGGTTACATTAGAGACGCAAGATATTGTCGCCGGTCAAGGTGTTTACAATGTAAACCCAACGACTGTGTTTATGCTTGATGTTTATATTAGACAACAGGGTTCAGTTCCGTTTGTTATATGGGATAACACTAACGGATATACGAGCCAGTGGTTGAATCAAAATAATGCAATTGATTATTGGAGTGGCGTAACTTCCTCTCAACAGCAAACAGCAACTGACCGTATTATTCTCCCGATGAGCCGGACGGATTACGCGTCTATTGCCAATAAGTATCAGGAAGGATTCCCCACAACATTTTGGTGGGATCGTTTAACACCGTCACAGCTTTACCTTTGGCCTATTCCACCTTCTGATATTCCTAATGGGCTGCAATACTATGTCCAAATGCGTCCAGATGATGCACAGTTATCAAATGGGACAAATGTTGACATACCTTACGAGGTTTACGATTACTTTACGTGGAACCTTGCTGAGCGTTTAGCTTTTATTTATGCTCAAGATAAACTTGCAGCGATAGCCCAAAGAAAACAGCAGGCTTATGTTAAATACATGGCAGCCACGACAGAAAACGTTCCAATAACTATAAATACTAATATGATTGGATATTATCGGTGAAGTATAAGCGTCTTTCTTTGATTGAAAGATTAAGGAAATTCACGTATAAATTATGGCATTGGTCAGGTAAGATTGACTGCGATTTTGCGAGGACAGCATAATGGGATATGCTTCGCAGTCTGGTCACGCAAAGACTAGTGCTACTTCACCGCGCGCTTTTGCCGTCTGTGACAGGTGTGCACGTTGGTGGAACCATCAAGACCTTAAGTGGCAGTATGATTACCGAGGAAGGTCACTGCAAAACATACGCATCCTCGTATGCGAGACTTGCTACGACACTCCGCAGCCGCAGTTAAAACCTAGAATTATACCGCCAGACCCCCTTCCGATTAAAAACGCCAGAACCGAATTATTCGAACAATACGAAACGAATAATCGTATTACATCGGGACAGGATACGGTAGATTTCTTTACCGGTATCCCTATCTCACAGGGTAATAACCGTATTACTCAGGACTACAATAACCGCGTCACGCAAATGACTGGCGCGGCTTCAGGAAATAAAAATCTGTTCCCTGGCGTTAGATTTATGGTGCCTGGGGATGGTATTGATAATGTCCCCTACGGGTCATCCGGCGTGCCCAATACAGGATTAATTGTAGAAGAGACGACATATTCAGTTTGGACGAGTTCTCTAGTTAATCCAATGTATTTTGTTAATGACGCTGGATTTGAGATGTATTGGGGAAACCCGCCAGAGACTTAACGTTGTATCTTGCACACGTTTTTTATTATAATATCAGCGTAATGCTGCCGACTTAAAGGGTAAATCTGATGGCTAATTCGCCTTATGAAGTTCCGTATACGTTTGCCACTGTTCCAAATGGCCAGACCATACCTCTTTCCCAATTGGATGCAAACTTTGCGTATATTGAAAATCAGATTGAACAGGGCGGTGGTGGAACAACGGGTCCAACAGGCCCGTCTGGAGCCACAGGACCGACAGGAGCAGCTTCGACAGTAGCGGGTCCAACCGGCCCAACCGGAGCGAACGGAACATCCGTAACTGGACCGACGGGTCCAACGGGTGCAGCGTCAACCGTCTCCGGTCCTACAGGCCCCACAGGTGTTGGCCCTACAGGTGCAACAGGACCTACCGGAGCGGTAGGTCCTACAGGCCCATCAAGTGGCCCAACGGGGCCAACAGGTGCGGCATCTAATGTCACAGGGCCAACAGGTCCAACAGGTTTTGGACCCACTGGCGCTACTGGTGCAACAGGCCCTACTGGTGCTGGAGGCCCTACAGGCCCAGCCAGTGGACCGACGGGTCCCACAGGTGCCGCTTCTTCTATTACCGGACCTACCGGAGCAACTGGCGCGACAGGGCCAACTGGTTTAGCCGGACCGACAGGTCCTGCGAGCGGCCCAACGGGAGCATCTGGCCCTACCGGACCAACCGGCCCAACTTCCACAGTCGCTGGCCCCACTGGTCCAACAGGCCCTGCGGGTAGTGGTGGTAGCGGCACTGTTACCAGCGTTCAGGCTTCGGGTGGCTCTACAGGATTAACTTTTAGTGGTGGCCCTGTAACATCAACTGGAACATTAACTCTTGGCGGGACGTTGTTACCTGCTGCTGGTGGAACAGGCAGTAGTGGTGTTCCTAGCAACGGTCAGTTACTGATAGGAAACTCATCTGGAACGTATACTCCTGCAACATTGACGGCTGGTGCTAATATATCAATTTCCAATGGCAATGGTTCGATTACCATTGCAGCGTCTGGCGGAAGTAGTGGCGTTACGACATTTAGTGCAGGCACAACTGGTTTAACGCCTAATACACCTCAATCTGGTTCTGTTACGTTGGGTGGTTTTTTAAGTATTGCCAACGGTGGAACGGGTCAACAATCAGCGCAAGCTGCTCTTAATGCTCTTCTTCCCACTCAGTCTAGCGGAACTAATAATCAGGTTTTAACATCTAACGGAACGAACGCCGTTTGGGTTACGCCGACTTCTGGAGGGGCTGTTACCAGCGTTAATGGTGCTTCTAATGTTTCTGGCTTAACTCTTACTGGTGGTCCTATTACGTCAACAGGAACATTAACATTAAATGGAACATTACTCGCAGCTAACGGCGGCACTGGGTTATCATCTGTAGGCAGCAGTGGTCAGGTATTAGGATCTACCGGTTCATCTTATACTTGGCTTACCGTTCCTCAGTTAAGTGGAACGAATAGCTGGACAAACACAAACACGTTTTCTGGCACATTTAGTGTTACAACACCTAGCGGTTTTGCGTCGTTTACTCCGACAATACAGGCAAACAACGGTCTTATATCAACTAACGGGTATTTATTTATTAATGGTAGCACACCTACCTTAAATTTTCAGAACGCTGGGGGGACTGCATCCTACGGGCAAGTGTTATCAGGCCCAACGCAAACTTCCCTTGTTTTCGGCTCAAATGCTTTCTCAATTCAAAGTGGGGGGTCGTTTATTAGTACTAATCTTACAGTATCTAATGGAGAAATTGTTATTAACGCATCTGGGGGCGGTGGGTTATTGGCTTTCGGGCCAGGGGGCGCAACTGCTTCTGTCTATACCGCTCCTGGCGGTCTTATACAATTGGGTGTTCTATCCGGTAATATAACGCAATGCACGGCGGCTGCTAATTCTGGGACAACATCGACAGGTCCTTACAATAACGTATCGGATGCTCGAATAAAAGAGAATGTTACAGAGTTAACGAGTGCATTAAGTCTTATTTCTCAATTAAAGGGGGTTTATTTCAATTATATTGATAGCCCAAGCCTTGGACGACAGATTGGTCTTATTGCTCAAGATGTTATTAATGTTGTCCCAGAAGTTGTAACAAAAACAGAAATTCCTCTCCCAGCAAGTTATAATGAGACGGATACACAATATGCTGTTGCATATGCGTCACTTGTTCCCGTTCTGATCAATGCAATCAAAGAACTGGAAGAACGCGTAGCATCTTTAGAAGCTAAATCAAACTCATAGTAACGGATAACGCTCTTGTCGAACGTCCAAATCCCTCAGCTAACTCCTGCGATTGCCCTTAATGGGATGGAAGAGTTGGAGGCTGTTCAAAATGGCACATCCGTTCGGGTTACGTCAGGTCAGATAGCCGCTTTTGGTCAAGGATTAGGGCCTGTGGGGCCTACTGGTCCAATTGGCATTACTGGTCCCACTGGACCAACAGGTGCTACAGGACCAACAGGAAATACAGGTGCGGGAACTTATACTGAAAGTCCAGACCCTCCTATATACACTCCTATAATTAACGGAGACCGGTGGCTCAATACGACTACAGGTGTTGAGTATACGTGGATTAGTGATTCAAATGGGTCTCAGTGGGTAGCACTCGGAGAGATTTCCGCAAATGGTCCAACTGGCCCAACTGGATCTACTGGCCCATCTGGTGTGAGTGTGACAGGGCCAACTGGACCGACAGGGTCAGAAGGCCCCACTGGGCCTGCTGGTGGCCCTACAGGGCCGACTGGTGCAGCATCAAATGTTACTGGACCCACAGGGCCTACAGGTACAACAGGGTCTACTGGCCCATCGGTTACTGGCCCAACTGGTCCAACTGGTGCCGGTGGGCCAACAGGTCCTGCGAGTGGGCCTACAGGTCCCACGGGACCAACAGGGGCGGCATCAACAATTGCAGGTCCTACAGGCCCAACTGGATTATCTATTACAGGCCCAACTGGAGCTTCTGTAACAGGTCCAACAGGCGTCACGGGGGCAATCGGCCCTACGGGTCCAACTGGCTCCGCTTCCACAGTCGCTGGCCCTACTGGACCAACAGGTGGCACTGGACCAACCGGTTCATCAATTACAGGACCAACCGGACCTTCGGTCACAGGTGCTACTGGCCCTACGGGATCGGCAGGCCCGAATACAATTACAAATGCTTCAACTGTTTATTCTGGTGGAACATCGACGGGATTAATTTATAACAACGCTGGCGTTGTTGGGACATCTTCTGGTGCTCTCTTAATAAATTCCGGTGCGTCATTATCGGTTGCTGGAACTGCATCGTCCCCCGCTTTCATATCTGCCAATATCATAGAAACGTCTAATGTTAGCGCGACTGCTGCTACGGGCACAATTAATTTCTATATTAATACGGGCAGTGTTTTATATTATACAACCGCTGCTAGTGGAAATTGGACTGTTAATATAGCGTTTAGTTCTACTACTTCATTAAATACAGCCTTAGCTGTAGGGCAGTCTGTGGCGATTGCGTTTCTAGTTACCCAAGGAGCAACTCCTTATTATAATTCTGCGGTCACTGTGGACGGTGTTTCTGTTACACCAAATTGGCAGGGAGGTTCTGCCCCTACGGCTGGAAATGCAAGCGGGATAGATGTCTATACGTATAATGTTATAAAGACAGCATCCGCAACATATACAGTCCTAGCATCTCTAACGCAGTTTTGACATGCCTACGATAATCACTCGAGGAGGGGCATCATCAAAGTCTTTCGGTTTTACCGGAAGAAACGGCATATCCATGTGGGTAGCTGTCGGTGGCGCTAATACGACTGTAGGACAGCCCAAACTTTGGTATTCAAAAGACCCAACAGCAAATACTTGGACGGCGGTTACGACACCATTCACGGCGGCAAATATTGTTAGGCTTTATGATGTCGCGTATAGCCCAAAATTAAAACTTTTTTGTGCTGTTGGACAAGATAATACAGTCTCCCCTGGGCAGGTGACTATACCATTTACGTCTCCTGATGGAATAAATTGGACACAACAGTCAGCGGGAATATTTATTTATTCAGCCCCTCAAGTGTGTATAAAGTGGCTACCAATAAACCAAGTTTTTATGATGTGCGGTTACGGTGGCACTAGCACACAAGGTGCCGAATCCCACTATTCCTCTGATGGAATAAATTGGACTTCATGGAGCTTAGCAGGAAGCACGACACCTTATGCAGCGTCCTGTGTTGCAGAAGCACCTAATGGAACAATTGTGTTTTCTTGCTATCAGGGAACATTTGCTAATGGTATAGCTACTCCTAACGGAACGGGAGCCTTAACTATATCATCCCCGTCATTGTCAGGAAATCTTACGTTTTCCACTATACCAAGCGTCTCTACAACTACAATAAATGCTAGTGCTATTTATTACTCCCCAACTTTTAATGAATTTATCATTAATACCAACACAGCATCGTCATGGAGTATTTTTTCAAGCGCGGACGGGACAAGTTTTTCACAAATTTATAATTTACCGGTTGCGCTAACGGCTACATGGGCTCTTTACGCGAACAATTTAGATGTTTGTTACGCTCAACAGACAGCACCTTCTTATACTTATCCAGCATACTCTATTAGCGGCGGATCGTGGACATCAGGTGCCTCCAGACCCAATTTTGCTATGAACAGGGTGGCTTACGGCGGCGGCATGTTCGTGGGCAACAATCAAAACGTTACAACGACACCTGTTTCAGGTTTATATTATTCCCCAGACGGTTATAACGCCAGCAATTGGGGACCAGTCGCAAGCAATGTAACAGCTTATGGTTTGTGCTATTCCGGTTAAAATCGGCAAGGATATAAGATAGTGGCAACAATTAACTTCCCCGCAAATCCATATTTAGGACAAGTCTACACCTTCAATGGGAGGTCTTGGATTTGGAATGGAACTGCGTGGGATGCTGTTCCAAGCCCTATCATTATCGGGCCAACAGGACCAACGGGGCTGTCAATTACGGGTCCGACTGGTGCTACCGGAGCTACTGGTGCGACTGGTGCAACTGGTGCTCCATCAAGCGTTACAGGGCCAACAGGCCCTACAGGTGCAACGGGGCCATCTGTTACAGGCCCAACAGGAGCACCATCAACTATTGCCGGACCGACAGGGCCAACAGGAACACAGGGAAATGTCGGCCCTCAAGGGTCAACAGGTCCAACCGGTGCCCCGTCAACCGTACGCGGGCCAACTGGGCCGACAGGCGTTCAAGGTAATGTTGGCCCTCAAGGTCCAACAGGAGCCGCTTCATTTGTTGCTGGCCCCACAGGTACTACTGGGCCAACTGGCGTCCAAGGTCCGACAGGTCCGTCAGTTACGGGTCCTACAGGTTCTCCATCTAATGTCACAGGCCCAACTGGTGCGACGGGGCCTACAGGGTCTACGGGACCAACCGGAACGCAAGGACCTCAAGGGGTAACCGGACCAACAGGAACTCAAGGATATGTCGGTCCTCAAGGACCGACGGGAGCTACAGGAGCCCCGTCTACGGTTACAGGGCCTACTGGACCAACCGGATTACAGGGGGGTATTGGCCCCACGGGTCCAACCGGATTGCAAGGTATTCAGGGAAACGTTGGCCCAACTGGACCAACAGGAACCCAAGGAAATGTTGGGAATGTCGGACCCACGGGGCCAACCGGCAATCAGGGAGACTTTGGCCCTACGGGACCTACAGGGCCTACCGGAAGTCAGGGGGATGTCGGACCAACTGGACCTACCGGTATACAGGGCGTTACAGGACCAACTGGACCCACTGGACTAACAGGAGCTCCGTCGAATGTTACGGGTCCTACTGGTAATTCTGGGGCTACCGGACCAACAGGGCCAGCCGGCGGCGGTATTCAGTATAAGGGTGCTGTAGCAACAGCCACAGACTTACCAGGGTATCCTTCATCATACGGGGGTGCTGTTGGAGATGCATATATTGCATTAGATACGGAAGACTTATGGGTTTGGGATGGCTCAACTTGGGTAAATAACGGCCCTATTGCCACTAGAATAACCGGACCAACGGGTCCCACTGGCCCTACTGGTTCTGCCGGAAATACAGGTCCAACGGGATCGGTCGGAAATGCTGGACCTACCGGACCTACGGGGGCTGATTCCACAGTTGCTGGTCCAACAGGACCTACCGGAAATCAGGGAGACGCTGGAGCTACAGGCCCTACGGGTCCTACAGGCAATCAGGGCGGTGTCGGTCCTACAGGCCCAACGGGAACCCAAGGTAACGTGGGAAGCACAGGCCCAACGGGGCCAACAGGTGCAGGTTCTACTGTGGCAGGGCCAACCGGCCCGACGGGAAGTCAGGGCATTGCAGGTCCAACTGGACCGACTGGTCCTACGGGAACACAGGGCGGCATTGGTCCTACAGGACCTACGGGCATACAGGGGAA